TAAATCTCGCAGGATTGTGATTGCTTACTTTGATATCAATTGCACTAATGTCCAATCCAACTGAAGTCATAGCTTTTACGCATTCTGCAACTATTTCATCCCAATTTGCTGGTTTAGCAAAGAGTTCATTCTCTTCGAGAATCCATACTGAATTGGAGTCATGACGATGCCAACGTTCAGTAGCATCATCCCTAAGCATTTTACGACATGTGTAGAAGCAACCATCTTTTGTGACATGGAGACGGTATTCCTTTACATAGTTGTAGAATTTTTCAATGATGTAGTCATTAATATTGTAATTGTGTTCTAGTATAAATGCAGCAAGGGCAGGTTCATTTTCAATATAAAAAATACCATTACCTTTACTTGAATTTTTGTGTTTAATTATAGCTGGATAATGTTCCCAAGGATCACCTTCGTATCCATGAATATTACTCATTTGCGCCCATTCAGCACTAACCACTCCAACAGCATCAAACATTTGTTTCATTGTAATTTTGTTACCACTGTTATGACAAGCTTCAACTGTGTTGATTTCAATGATTTCCTTACCACGACGGACTCCTTCAGGAAAGATTTGATCTGTGGGGGTACTGCTACCTAAACGTAAGACTGTTCTTTTTCTAGTAACTACTTGACCTCTAAGAGAGGCAGCAGTATCATTTTTACTTCTTATTTGTATAAACATTTTTTCTAATTTATTAATTCTACTAAATTTGGTATGTAATCATATTTTAATAATTCTTTTTCTTGGGTTGTATCTCCGTTCGTTCCAATAAGATTAAATATATCCTCACATCTTTTTATATGTGCATTTAAATATCCTTTAGATGGCCTAATATAAGAAACAACTTTAAATTCAAATTCTTTATTAAACTCATTTTTAAAATTTTTTGGAATATTTAATATATATGCATTATATTCATTATATATTCTATTTGAAAATATAGCAAAAAATAATCCATTTTGACATTTAATTTTAGCTTTTAGTATCATAATTATTAATTTATTTCCAATTACCAGATTCCATAAGTTCACCACCGTGACGCATTGAATTCATTGTATAGATTGTTACATCCATTTCTTTTACTTGAACTGTACTTTTTTGATACAATGATGGAAATCCTTCGTATCTGTCAAGGGATTTAAGGGTTTGTTCATCATTGACTTCATACACTTCTAATGTGATAGGATGATTCTCTTCAGTTTTTACAAGTGCAGGAAATGATCCTAAATCATACATTTGAAATGGGATTTCTGTTCTGAATTCTCCAATAAATGTTCCAGTTGCTAACATTGAATTAGCTCTTTGACCCGTTTTAAGGGTTCCATAAACTCCAATATACATAATTAATCTTTTTTTACGAAATGATGATAATCTAATTCAGCTAAATCAAAAATTTGGGAAAGCAATATATCGTTTGAAGGATATGAAAGATAGGTTTTTAACCAATCTTTATCTTGAATAAAATAGTATCTAAAGGTTGCTTTATTTGTATAAATCACGGGTTTACGAATATTTGTGCAAAAATATATAAACATATGATATTCATGTTCACTTGTAGAACCATAAATTTCTTGGTCTAATGAGAAAAACAATTTAGCAAACTCTTGTAGAGTGATTTCTGGGAATTGAGCTTTTGTTAAGAAGTACAAATCGAGGAAACTTCTATTTCTACCAGAACTACATTGTATTGTTCCATCATTGTAATAAGTAGCCGGAGAGTATAATTTGAAATAATTCAATAGATATTCTCTAGGATCAGTAAATTCTTCACCCCCTACATAGGGTACCATTCTTGATAAATCATCCACAATTGCTTGAGGAATCACATATAATTTCTTTTCTTCAGCCATTTTATCTAGTTTGTTCCCAGGGTTGAGTGGGAAGGGTTTGTATTGCAATCAAATCTCTTAATTTTTTACCAGCAAGTGATATAATGTCTAAAAAAGACAAATTATCAATTCCATAAATATCAAACATTCTGCAACTCTTATCAAAGATGAGGCTACTATTTCTGTTTGTGTTTTCAAAGTTACCAAATACTACTTTTTCTACATCTGTGTTGTAGAATACACTAACTCTTGAATTACCATAATCCTCACATAAATTGATTAGGATTGTTGCAACCTGTTCTAAGGTCACATTTGAGAATCTAGCTCTCGTAAGGTAATATAAATCAAAGAAACTTCTAAACACTCCAGCATGACATTGTGGGGCACCACCAGAGAATCTTGTAGATGGTTGTTTATTAGCAAAGTAATATTTGAGGTATTTTTCAGGAGTATCATATTGTTCAGAAATAGTAAAAGGTTTTAAATCTCTTAATTCTTCAAATAAGTCAAGTTGTTCTTCCATTGTTAATTATCTAAATTTATAAAGGGAATGAGGAAATTAATCCTCATACCCATTTTTGTTTTGTTTAATTCAAATTATTCTTCACGAATGAAAAAATCTTCTGTCCCAATTCTTTTGAGGAGACTGAAGGATAGCTAGCAAAATCATTCAATGCTTGCGGATAGTCTTCACGGAGTTTCCTAACAATTGGATAGATTTCATTCATACGATTCAATTCACTGAAATGATTTGTAGATAGATTGTTGAATTCTGGGTATCTACTACCCAATACAGCGAACATGCTTGTTTTAGCCATGATTGTCAATAATTGATGTTATTACTTGATTAATTATTTGTCTTCCATACATTTTGCATAGGTCACTAGGGTCTTTAGCCTTAAGTCCTATAGGTAAATGTAATTGTGTAAGTCCATATTTCTCTGCCATTTTAGCACCAAGGGTTTCACCCCAGTTTTCTTTTTTGTCAAAGTCATTGTCATATAGAATGTACACATTAGTAAACCTGTTTTTAATGTCTTCTAACACGTGCAACTTGGGCAATGCAGTCTCGGCTTGGAAACTACAAGCAGGTATACCTGTGTTCTCCCAAATACATAGAGCGTCTTTTCTAGAAGAGGTGATTATAAGAGTTTCACCAGATTCAGGCAATTGTTGCCATAAATCCCATACAGATGAATCATGTTTATTGGTCCATTTGCGTGTTTGGCTAAAAGGTTGATAAATTTTTAAAGATTCTACGTCATCCTTAAATTCTACATACGCATATGCATACTTTTCAGCTACAAATGTGTATCTTTGATTGGTATCAAGATTGTGAATGATTGTGTGGGAGATAGGGTATACATTACCAAATTGTAACCAAGGTAGAGATATACCAAAATCTTCCCAAAACTTTAAATCATAATCACGCCATTCTCTGGTTTTACATTTGAGTTCAGTGTTACTGTTGTAACTTATTTTTCCCTTTGTTCTATGTGGGATTACAAATGAACCATTCTGAGTGTATCCTGGAGACATATCTTTATAAATCTTCTCTATTAATTCATCAAAAGGAAGCTGAAGGTACTTCATGAGTAAATCAAAAGTACCCCCAGATTCCTGAGTTGAAAAATCTTTAAAGTGCAGTTTTATCCCATTTGTGGTTGTGATACCAAAAGAGGGGTTGTTGTCTACTCTAAGAGGAGAATTTATAAGACATGGTATTTCATTGATACCTAAATAGAAATTAAGAATGTCTATTTCAGGAATAGCAAATACTTTGTCTACATTTGAGTTATTTCTCCCTTGTGCAAACATTTAGTGATTAATTACTAGAAACAAACCACTCGTCAAGACTAGCAGGAGTTGGTGCTGTTCCTGATGTATTAGCAAATGCAGTAGCTTCTACAGTGTATTCCTTTAGAGGTGCACTAGAGAAGACAGTTTTAGGATATGCACCTGCTGCTTGTGCTTTGGTGATATCAGCATCGAGGGTAGAGTTGTTACGAGCATTTCCACGAATGAATTTGCGGGTGTATATATCTTGATACTCTTTACCGTCATCAGTAGATTTAATACCAAAGTCTGCTTTGATTGTGTTATCCTTTTGCAAAGCAATTAGATCAACTAATTCTTTAACATTTCCAGTGAAATATTTTTGAATGTCTTCTAATTGAGCTTCTGCAGTAGCTAAATCTTCTACAAAATGTTCTTTACCATTTGCATCTTTCCATGCTCTTGTAGGAATACCTAAATAAGTCTTTACAAAATGAGTAAGATTTTCTTCACCATCCATTGCAGGGCGATATGGACCTATATACCAAGGGGTATTTTCAGGAATTTCTCCTTTTTTAGCCATAGATTCTTCAATCCAACCAAATTCACCATATTTATTGACTACTTGTACTTTACCAGTAGCACTATTACGAATGGCTTTCTTTACAAAGAAGCTTACTTTGCTAATTGCTTCAATCCCATTGTTCTTTTCAGGAACTGTTTTGAGAATGAAGTCTATTCTAATTTGATCCTTGTCATCTGGAGATTTACCTATATATTCGGGGTCTTTCTCAGGAGCAGAACCATAAATTTGTTCTATTTGTGCTTTTGTAGGATTAACCGCAACTACGTTACAAACTCCTACACCGATGTATTTCTTAAATCCACCAACTTCTACGGTAGTATCTTGGCCACCACCGAATGCCATCATCACGACTTTACTCATCTTTTCTTGTTTACTTGTTAAAAACTTATTCATAGTAAGCATTCATTGCTTCTACTACAATATTCAAATCATTTGGAATCTTTAAATCAAACATTCCTTCAGGAGATTTAGCTGGAATTTCAACCCCATCAATTAGAGTTTTATTGGTATAAAACTGAAAGATTGGTTGGTCATTCTTATCAAATGTTGGTTTGCAATATAAGCAAATTGGAACTACCTCTATAGGATTGTAATGATCCTCTACAAGCTTCCCAACCAGTTTAACCTTTTTGCTAACAATGATTTTGTCATTAACGACATCATCATCATGCATCATTAGTACAACTACTAAATCTTCTCTAGCATTTTCAGCAGCTTCAATAATTGCTTGAAAGTGTTGTCCAAGTTCAGTGAATTTAGCGTAACCAACTTCTTTGGCACGCTTCATAAACTCCTTCTCCATCACGAAGCGAATATCATCGATCACGACTTGCTTTATATGAGGCATACCATTTACAACTCCTAGAAAATTCACTATTTTGTCCCAATCAGAGATTGAAACGATGTTTTTCTTTTCAGTAGAGTACATAGCTCTTGAACCCTTAAAGGGTAAATCCTTCTTTAATACATTGATTATCAACGTTTCATCAGGATTTAGATTTTTTGTACTTCTACTTTTACCAGATCCTGTTGGACCTACTACAATTAAAATTTTACCCATTTATTATTTTTTATGGCGATATGCCATCATGAATATTTTACTATTCCTTGCTCTATCTGCTAATGCTTCAGCTTTGTTAAGCTCTACAGTGTCAGTAGGTAGAGGTAGTTCAAAGAAATAATTAACTCCTCCATCAAAGAATAGAGGGCATAGTGTACCTCCTCCTCCTTCTCTACCGGCTATTATTTCTAGGAATCTAATGTTATCTTTCCAGTGGGTAATATTATATCCCATATATTCAGGTATTTCATGCCTATATGGGGAAAATAATCCTAATATGATGTCTGCATCCCTTGCTATGACTTTGGCATCACCAAAACCATCGAGTGTGGGTCTCAACTTGTTGAGTTTTTTATTCTCATTAGATTCCTGTGCGGCGGCTTGTTGAACTACTGCTACGGGAATATACTTAAATTTGTTTCTCATTTTGATAAAATACTTTGAAGAGAGTTCTACCATTGCGTCACGAGTAGTAGTTCCTTTCTCTGGAGTTAACAGAGCCATGTGATCTACTATAACAATTACATATTCATCAGGATCATCTGGTTCATAGTAATCATCAATTTCGTGTTCTTTTACTTCTCCAGTGCTGTTATCAGTAAAATCAACTCTTTTTTTATGTTGAGTACCATGTGTACTAGCATAATCCCTTACAAAATTGTAAATTCCAAAGGGATTGCGGATTTGATCAATAAAAACAACACTTTTTTCAAAAAATTCAAAGAAATCTTGATATTCATCTGTCCCAAGTATCTCTAAAATTTGTTGTGGAAGTGGTTTATCTGCTTTAGTACTTCTTAGATCTTTTGGATCTATTCGTATTTTACCTTTACTCATTCTGAATAGAATGTGACAGAGCATTTGTTGATACTTCTGTTCTGCACTCATCTCTAAGCTGAAATAGAACACTTTTAATCTTACCTGTTCCCTATGCTTGTACGCATACATTAATGTTTGATACATTAATAAGAAGTCTGTAATTTGTGTCTTACCAACCTTAGTTGAAGCGGTTATTTGATAGTATGTCTTTTGTTCTACTCCAGGAAACTCTTTCTCAAATCGAGGTAAACCAAATGGAATACAATTGATTTGTCCACTTTCTATTCTTTCTTTTCTTGTTACTAGATTCTTAGCAACCCTATCAAATAATTCAGACATACTTATTTTAAATTAGTAGTCCAGTCATCATTCCTAGGTTTTACCTCATCTTCACTGTAGTTTTCTATATATGTTAAAAGAGATGATTCTTGTGAACCATCTGTCTTATCTTTCCATATGAAGTACTTTAGAAGCTGCATATAAGGGCTATTAGAGTCTTGAAATGACTCAACATAGTTCCTAGTAGCTTCTAAGATTTGTTCATATGAAACGTCTCCATATCGCTTAAAGAAGATTTGAAGCTTCCTTATGATTTCAGGGGTATTCCCTCTCCAGTAGTAGTTGGTAGTTTCTTTTTTTCCTTTAGGAAATAGTTCTTGCATTTGTTTAGCAAGATCTACTAAATCATTTACTGGAGCTACAGTTTTGTCAGAGTCTAGTAATATATCTCTCATCATCTTTGAACATACATCCATAAGAGCGAAACCATTAGATTCAAGTTTGTTTGTTTCAAAATTGAATTGATATTTCTCTCTTAATAAACCCTTTCTAGCAAGGGCTTTTTTATCTACATTAATTGTGTCTACTTTTAAATATATTGGTAATAGGACAAGGAATTCAGCTAATGTGAGTTCATTTTGTTCTATTAAGACATCATTAATGGATATAGTCATTATGCTTCAGGGATGTATTTTTCTTCAGTTTGAGGTGAAGATAATAATAAGAATAATTTAGCGGCGATTTTAATTCTCTCTTTTTTAGGGCGAGTCATAATATCTCCAATAAATTTTACTTTTGCTGGGGCTACCAGTTCTTCTTCAGTTAGGGTTAGAATTTTAACTACAGCTTGAAGTTTTTCTTCAGCAGAATTTGAATTGTAACCATTTGCAATCACGGTTGCTACCTTTTCGCCTAATTTTACAATTGCGTAAGGTTTAATGTAATCAGTTCTTTCAACATCACCAGGATTTCTATCCATCATAATCATCAATTTTTAAATTATTAAATTATCAATGTTGTCTACGGTGCGAATATGTTCTATACTTATTTCTTTTAGTACATTGTCAAGATAAACTTCATCTCTTGTATTCTTAAAGTATAAGATAATTATTATAGGTTCTTTTGAACGCATAATTCTACCACTTTTTTGAATAAAAGGACCAGTTTCTCCATCTAATTGTACAATTACTCCAATTTCAATTTTAGTAAGATTGTTACCCTCTTGTATCATATCTACTACAAACAAATTACTAATTTCTTCAGCATTAAAGGAGTCAATGATTTCTTGACTATTTTTTATTTCTGAACAAATTAAATTCTTATCCGCTGATAAGATTCTTGCTTGCTTGATACTACCACAAAAACATACAAATCGTTTATCTTGTAATTTGAGTAATATTTGTTGAACATAAGATGTTTTTATATCCGCTAAATATCTTTTACGCTCACTTCCAGAAAGCATCCATCTATTCCTATCTATTACATTCTTATTTACAAAAAATCTATTTTTGTAATAAGAGTATTGATGGGTTAAATATTGTTCTTTTTGAAATTGAGTGCACCTTATAACTAGGTGTAAATTAGGATATTGTGCTTTATCAGACATATATGTGAATCTATCCTTGAATTCACAATGTACTTTTTTGTAAGTTGTCTTTGATCCCCTAATAAATTCAATATACTCTGATGGTATATTATTTAATTCTAATGGGATAAGATAAAATGTTGGTTGGGGTACTACGTCATTCTCTATTGCTTCTTTTAGTGGTATTTTATATTTATAAAATTCTCCTTTGATAGATTCAATTTCATAGATTTGACTATCTTTGATAGTAGCAGATAATAGGATGAGATTAGTATATCTTATAGAAGATAAATAATCTAATCGTAAATCTGAAGTTACATGATGCCCTTCGTCAAGACAGATCATATCTACTTGAGTATTAGCATATTTTTTCAAAGATGCATAGCAGAAGAATATCACATTGTTTAATAGATACTCTTTGCCATGCTTCTTGTATTCATCAATCCAATTCTTTTTATGGTTTCTTTCAGCAAGTACAATATAAACACTTTTAGGTTGAAGGGCTTCTTGTATTTGAATAAAACTTAGAGTTTTACCTGTTCCAGTTACATGTTTAAGAATAAGATTAGGGTATAACTTAGCTAATTCTACAGAATTATTCTGTATAATACTTTTAGTTAGTTTTGTTTTCGTGAATTTCTAAATTGAGTTAATTGTTGTTTCAGTTTTTGTTCAAACTTTAATAAATTAATCTCATCTGTGGTTAAAATAGGCTCCTTTTTAACAGTTGATTTAAGTGTTAATAAGACTACTTTAGTAGGTTTGGTACTATAGGATAACTTATAATTAGTTATTCTGAGTCGATCTCTGCTCCGTTCCATTCATGTATATTTTTAAATGTGGTTGATAAACTAATTTCTGGGTCAACATCGTAATAGTCATCCACTGCTTCAATACAACTATTGAATAAGGCTTCTCTTAAATCTTCAGGAGTGATGTCTTTTTTGCAAGTATTCCAAATATTTGGTTCTGAATCGTCATCCTTACTAATCATACAAGATCCTTCATCAATATTGACATGATAACCCAAACTTTCTAAATAGCAAACAACTACCATTAACCAATCAAAAGATTTATCAAATCTTAAAAATGGTATTTTCTCTATTTCATGATAAATTCCTGGTACTATTAATTCCTCTTTCTCAAGGCCTTTAATACCTAAAAATCTACCTAATTTGAGATTCTCTTCATCAATTTTTTTCGATGGTATTAACATATTTTTATCTCCTTCTGTTTGGGTTAACTGCTTCAGCAGCTCGTCTTAGTCGATCAGCTTGTTCTTGGTCATGCAATCTTCTTTCTTCAATAATTGCTTCAGCACGAGCGTTTAAATCAATTTCTTGTACAACTTGTTGATTTGGTTGTTCTCCAAGTCTGGGTTGTATATGCCAACGACCATCTGCTTCAAATATCCAACGATGCCCTTCTAATGAGACTCTGACATCACCTACTTGAAGTTGACGTGCATTTTCAAGTCTAATAGGTTGATCTAATGCATCTTCCCAAGGAGCTGGTTCTACGGCAATACGTCGTTCAAATTCATTAACCTGACGAATATTATTAACATTCACTTGTTGAACTTGTTGAATTCCTGGTGCTGGAATATGCCATTCAACTTGACCAGCATTTGCTTGATTTACAACTGCATCTCTTAATTCAGCAGCTTCTTCTTCATCTAATTCATTAGGAATTCCAGCATGTCTCCTTGCGGCATCCTGTTGCATAAATTCCTCCCAATTCATAGTACGATAAGTACCTGATTTACTTTTTAAAGTTTGGGTACTTTTCTTTTGCATTAACTCAAAGAGTTCTGGATTAGTCCAAATAGTACCAGCAAATCCATAAGGATTATCAATACATATGAATTTGTAGTATCCTGGAATATCTTCTTCACCGAGTTTTAAATCTATTGCAGTAGCAACATCTCTTACCCAAGATTGTTGTTTTGTAACTAATTCACGAATGATATCCCCAATTTCAAAACCAGGATATTCGTATTTTTCCCAATCTACTTTTTCAAATTTAAATTCAATCATATATTTTTTATAAAATGGGAAAGAAAGGGGGATTAAACCCCCAATCTTTACACTGGTTGATAAGTTGCTCTTACTGGAAAGGAATTACCCAATACATATTGGATTCCTTCTGGTAAAGAGATATTTAGTTTCTGATGTACTCCAAAATGAAGAGTTCCTTCAGAAACAGCTTGAGCACAAGTAATGAAATTGTGCAATGTAACTTCTTTCAAAGGTACTTGAGCAACAAAATCACCTTTTGTAAGACGATCTGTAGCAATTGATCGACCAGTCTTACGAGTAAAATGGTCTTTTTTACTGCAGCAAGATACTGCTAAATTCAAAACATTGTTGTCTACTGTTCCTACAACTGTAACACGCCTACTTTTAGGACTTTCGCCTTTGGTGTGAAATACATAGGGAATGAAATCTGGTTTACTCATTTTGTTTAAGAATAAAAGGGTTAATTAATTAAAAAGGTAATTCATTGTCAAATCCATCTGATACAAGCGCATTGTATTCTACTTTAGACTTGATTGTCTCATAGAAACGTTCATATCTTTGAAGTAATATTTCCATAGAAACTATTTCACGTGCATCCTTAGCTTGAAAAGCATAGTTAGGAAGAGGAAGTGTATAATTCATACAATATCTCGTAAGAAATCTTGCACAATCAAATCCAGTTTTACCCTCTCCTAAATCATAGTCAAAACAAATTCCATCAGGTAATCCATTAGCAATGATGTATTGTTCAAATTCAGCATAATTGTGAATCCAAATGACCGTTACATCTTTTCCTATAGGACTAATATCAAGATTATGAGTATTTGCATGATCTAACCATAGAAGAGTTTTCGCCATTATTTACAAATGTTTTTAATGTCAAATTGAACTAATACTAATATCATAGCTGAGCCATTAGTACTTTTGTAAGGCATTTGATGAATTGCTAATGCCCAAGGAGTTATATTAGCAATAAATGCTGCTAATTCCTTTTCATTAAGATCAAATAATCCTTGATGTTTCATACCAGCAGCTTCAAGAGTAGTTCTAAGAATAAGTCTTACTGATTCAGGATCTCCTCCACTGTTGTTTAATGCATAAGCATATGCAACACAAAATGTTTGACAGTTGCCAAATGGATTTTGATATACATCTATTGTTCCACTTACAGGATTATCTTCACTGTCTTCATCGTCATAAATTTGTTGATTGATTTCGGGATCTTCAAATTTTACTTGTTTAACTATAACTCTTAAGTTGTAGTCTTTTATTGTAGTTATTTCCAAAGCCATCTATTTTTATTTAATTATTTTATCTAAATTTAATTCAACCATCACTGTATTCATTGCACTTGAATTGGTACTGGTATAAGGGTGATTGTATATAACCTTAGCTGTAAAAGGTTTTAACATTTCAAGGATTTCAGTTACATTGCATCGATTAATATCTAATAAACATAACCTTCTCATTTTTGCATGTTGGATTGCAATAGATAAAAGATTTTTCAATTCTTCTTCTGTTACTTTAGATATAATAAGATGATGGATAGCTCCTATTGTAAATAATTGACAATTGTTAAAAGGATTTCCATTTACAAGTAAATGAGTAAGAGCTTGATCTCCATTTGCGTCCCTATATAAATCTAATTGTTTATATGTTTGATCTGTAATTTTTATTTTAAAATTTTTAGCCATATTTTCTAATTGATTTAAACAGGAATTCCTGTAAAGGGTTCTTCTTCTACCTCTTCTACAATCACGGTATCATCCTCTGGGGGACCAACAGGTTGTTTACGAGCTACTAGAGCTATATTTGGTTCTGGAATTGGGCTGTCATCTTCTGGAATAATACGCATGGATTTTATGGATTTGGATAATATTGTTACTCCTATAATAATTATACCAACTATTATAATACTAAACCATAGTATGAATGCTCCTAATGAGTTTAGAGATTGGTCTATGGGAATTGAATTTGGGTCTATATTCATATTGAGTTTGTTAAAAAGGAGATGATTAGTCTCCTTTTAGTTAAATTACTTAGAATTTCTTGAAATGACTTTTTTGAGGAAGTAAATACGACTGTTTTTGTCGTTTTCAGGAAACCAAATAATCCCTGTTTTATAAATATTAGAATTATTCAATTTTTTACAATGAACTAAATATTTATTATAAAGAGGAATATTTTTGATTTCAGTTTTTGATAAATTACTAAACCAATGTTTTAATACTCTATCTGATAATTCTATCCTTTTTTTATCAGTCCAATTTGGGTATTCTTTTAATATTTCAGAATCCAAATAATCGTACAAATAAGTTATTGTATTACTCCTACTACTCTTGTACTTCTTCAATACGAGTTTAGCATACTTGACAGACAATTCTTTAGTTTGATCTACATATCTAATTCTAAAGAAAATTGATACAACAAAGATTACCACAAGGATAATCCATACAATAGGAAAACTGAGGAAATTGATAATGTTTTGCATAATTAATTAATCTAAATTGTTATAATAATCTTTATGTTCTAAGTATTCATCAACGATGTACCTTTTAGGGGCATCATCGCCAATTTGCCAATATAAGTCATTTAAGACGTTTCTTGGCAGAGATTTATAGACTGAGTCTATCATTGCTTGTTCAATCAATAAAGAGTCTGAAAAGGCCTTATCTGCAGCCTGTTGCTCTAGTGAATCCTGTAGAGTTAAAGTATAATGATTAAAATAGCTACCAATAAGAATGATACAGATTATTCCAATTGCGAAGAAGAGATTGTGGTGTTTCATTACTCTTCTACAATTTTAGTAAGTGGGGAGCTGTCTTCAAATGTGTAATTAGTACAAAATTCTTCAATGGATAATACTTCTTCAGTTACACAAAACTCTTTTGCTTTAAGATTCATACTATTGATTCTTTCCAACCATTGATTTGATTTTGTTTTAAAAATAGTCCCCTTTTTGAAATGCTCATACAAATCCTCCATTGTAAGAGGCACTGTTTTGGGTTCGGGTTTGATGCGGTAATCGAAGTTGTCAAAATCAAATGAGAAATCTGTACCATTGTCTGGTATCCA